CATTCTTGAACCATTTCATTATAAGGAAAAGCCATTCCTGATCTGTCAGAAATTCTAAGTGCAAATTTACCAGATGCGTATTTACCCATTTTATCTCCTATGCAATATAATTTTGACGAGGAACCATACTATAACTTGCTTTTTCAACATCCTCAACAGATGCTCGGTAAAATTCTTCATCGTATATTGATTTTAATATTTGTATTCTATCGGGAGCAAATTTCATAGCAGTGTAATAAGCTAACCCTGCAACTAAACACGGCATAAAACGAAAAGGTATTTGAGCATTTTTTGTATATTGATTTATGTCAGTCATTCGTAAAGAAGCATAATATGTTAAAGTATACGCCGCATCTGCTTCAGGAAACATATATAAAGTAGGTAAAATAGTTCTTTCAAAATAAAATTGAGACGGTCTTCCCTGCGTTGTTTTTACAGTGTAATCTAAATAGGTAGATCTTCCAATTCTAGTCATAGAAAAATCTCCATTAGTATTAGACATAACAGCATCTTCAATATCAATTATCTGTGAACTATCTTCAGCATTGGTAGTTGCGTTACCTGCTGAATCTACTGAATATAAAGCAGCTCCTGCAATAGATTGCATGCCTTGAGTAATAGCCGCTGTACGACGTTGAATAGTCCAAAGATTTAATCCTCTATTAGCCCATTCAGCAATTAATAAATTAATAGAACGTCTTGAGGTTTTTAATTCGTAACCAGTACGATCTTGTAAACCACAACGTTCAAAAGCTTCTTCAATTAAAGAATCGAGATCTAGTATAAACCCTGCTGTAGATGAATAAGATGGGGTGCCTGTATTTAAATTTGACATTTAACTACTTAGCTTTTCCCATACCTCGTCTTGCGACTCCACCACCACGTCTTTTTAATGATCCTACAATCCTTTTCTTTTCATCTTTAAGATTTTTTTTACCTTTTGAAGTATATGCTTTTTCAGCGTCTACTCTTCCAAGTTCTTCTAATTTATTCATACGGCTAGTGTTTCCACCGTTTTGTAAATGTAGTTTTCCGCCACCTCTCATTTTAGCTGTTTTCTTTTTACCCATCATGATAGACCTCCTATGATCTTGTTATATTTTTCTGCTCTAGATATAACGACGTCTCGATAATATCCATTAGGCCATTGTTTATAATAACCTTGTCTGTGCAATTTATCAGAAGCTTCCATTAATTGCGAGAACTTTTGTACCAACATCATAGAATATTTTAAATCACTTTCTACTTGAGGAATTTCTCCTTCTGGAGCTACTAAAAACTCCTGTTCCTCTTCTGTAGCTGGATTTTGAGGATGAAAACTCATAAAATATAAATCTTTTTTATTATGTATTTTGTTAAATTCTTCTGTAATTTCGTGTAAATCATTAGGTAAATAGCTGTAATAAGGATCACAAAATATTAAAATTTCAGATACATTAAAATTTAAATTTTTAAGATGATTACTTAGTTCTGTTTTATAAACACTTCCTTTTGTTTTAACAGACACCCATGCCTTTTTATTGTACCAAGTTTTTTTTGCAAAAGGACAAGCAGGGACACCACCTAAATGTAAATTAGGAACTTCTAAATAATGTTTAGACCATAGCCTAACATCATCTATTATTTTTGTTCTATCTATCTTCCTGATGTGTACCGTCCATTTCAAAACGAAGGGACTTAATGCGATAATTCATTTCCATTATGTCCTGTTTAAGTTCTAAGACATTTTGATCCGATTTAATCACAGCTATTTCGTCTTTAAATAATTCAAAATCACTGTACAACTTACCTATGTAGAACACATTTCCACAGGCGGCAGAAACTAATCCAACAGCTATAACTACATTTTTAAGTGAAAGTTCAATCTGCACAATTTATCTACCATTTTGTTTTATTAGCCCAATACGCCGCAGAACTTGTTCCTTTAGCGATATTTTTTCCATGACGTGCTTTAAATGATTTCGCTCTTGCTTTGTTCTTGTTTGTCACAGGGTTCTTTCCCGCACCCGATACTCCTTGCTGACCAAAACGAATTGTTTTTGGTTTACCATCTACTTTTGTTACTACAACATGTGACTTAGTAGGGTGATTAGGGGTACGTTTAGGTTTATTAAAACCACTTACCCCTATTCTTTTTAATATTGATGAATTATCAGCCATACACAAACAGCACAGAGGTTACATTAGTTAATGTAGCATGGGGGTTCGTTGTAAAATTTAAACCTTCTGATCCAAAATCTACATTTATAGTAGCCGTAGCTAAGGCAGGTGTAGCAATAGTAGCTAATGTCGATCCAGCACTTGAATCTTTAAGAACAATAGAACCTGCTGTGCCAGCACACACGGCATACATAGTTAATATTCTAGCGGGAACTGTTGCAACATCGCCTGTTGAGGTTACTGTTGAAGTTGTTGTTCCAGCAGTTGTGAAAATCAACGCCATATTTTTTTCTCCTTTTAAGGGGCGCAGTCATTACACTGCGCCCAGATTATTTATTGCTTAACTCCAAGGGTTAGCGAATGCACCATTACCGATTAGTTGTGCACTAACCTGCCAAAGTAAACCATCAACTGATCTACATTGAATCTGAGCACCTTCTAGTCCACCTTTAGTTGTTGCAGTTAAAGTAAGCGTATCAGTTCCACCTGCTGTGAAAGCAGTTACAACTCCTGGATCAGTTGCTGTATTGTTGTAGATTGCCATACCTCTAAATACATCTGCTGTAGCTCTTCCTGCTGCAGTTCCTGCATTCAAAGTAAAAGTGTTACCACCAGTTAAATTTGCAGTCATTAGAAATTCATACATCAATCCAACTCTACTTGTATTGTTTGGACCAGTTCCTGGACCTGCAATATCATTATTTGCAGAATCATCAATTGAAGGTAAGTTAAACACAGTAACGGTGTTTCCGACCTGTATTACTTTACCTTGATATAAATCAATGCCTGTAATATCAGTTCCACCATCTATGGTTCCTGCTCCTATCGACGCTACCATATCTGGACCTGTTCCTAAGAATCCATTAAGGGATCTTACCGGGCCTTGAAAAGTTGTTCTAGCCATATTATTCTCCTTTGGTCGTATAGACCATTTATCGTTACGCCGTCTCTATACCGTCTGCCTAGCCAGTCTGCGCAACTAAATTAATTACTAGGAATCGCATTGTAAAACAAAAAAGGCGGTCTTGCAACCGCCTTCTTCGTATCTGGGAGGATCCAGTAAAAGTTTTATTAACTACCTTGTGATGCGTAAACCGCTCTTGGATCAGAGTAACCAAAGCTGTATCTCTCTCTAGCTTTGTATCTCATGTTTCCAGTATCAAAATCGCCTTCCATGCCAGTAGCAAGGGCAGCTCTTGTGAAGTGTTTAAATCCATTAGGACAATCTGTTTTAACAAACCATGCATCAGTATCAGTTAAATAATGGTTAACAGTGTAACCACCAGGTAACATACCCATGTTTTTCAAAGCGTTAATATCATTGTCTGCTGTACCAACTCTAAGAGTGGATTCTAAAATCCTATCAACTACAAATTGCAATTGAACAGGAATAATTAATTTCTGTCCTTGCATCGCAATTTTTAGTCCTCTTTCATCGATAAAGTTAGAAATGTCTATCATTCCTTGCTCTAATGAGGTTTCGTTAATATCTGCGTCTGTCGCAGATCTGTTAGAGAAAGTTCCACCAAGTGCAGTTGGATGCGCTGTATTAGCTAGCGTAACCCCATCTCCACCTGTTGTTGCAAATGCTGTGTTTAATACATCAGCACCTCTAACTTGTTTTGTGTAAGCCATAGATCTTGCTAGGGCTTTAGTGTAACGAGCTGACAAAGTGTCATACAAGTTGTCTTCGACAGCTTCCTCAGTTAAAGCAAACGCTAGTGCGATTGTTTCATGAGTGTATCTAGCAGTAAAAGATTCAGAAGCGGTATCAAAACCTACTGCTGCACCTTCTGCTTTTACATTTGCTTGTCCGAATCCAACTAACATAACTTCTTCTTCAAAAGCTCTATCACTTGATTCTTGCTCAAAAATTTGAGCTGCTTCGTTTTCGTATCGCTTGTATTCCAAACCGAACAGGGCATTTAAACCAGGTTCTAGTTCTTTGGCAAGCTGTGCTCTATTAATAGCCATATCCTACTCCTATATTCCTGATGTTGAGTCCATGTAATGGAGGTTAAGTTTTACGACCGCTACTCGGCCTGCTACAGTTTTATCAACTGCACCTGCATTTGTTGCTGCTTGATCATCGAATCCAACAATTTTACAATTTAATGTTGCTGCTGGAGCGGCAATAGTAGCTGTGCCTAATTCACCAAGTGAATAGCCACTAGTATTAGTGCCAGTGATTGCTGTTGCAAAGTTTGCGTTAGCAAACAAAGCAGCATCAGGTAATGCACCATCAGCATTAATAACGTATAATGCGTCAGGATTATCTGCGACAAAAGCTGTTGCTTCTGTTGACGCTTTAATCGCTGCGTAACCAGGCCAGTAAGCTGACCAAGTTGGTGTTCCATCAGTTGCGATATATCGACAACCCATGAAGACACCTAACAAAGGTACGGTACCGCCATTAGCGTTACCAACAATATCTATTAAACCACTTGCTAGAGGTATAACTGGGCTACCTGTCCAAATTAAGGACGTAGTTCCAGCGCTTGATCCATCAAAGTTTATAGGATATGCGTTCACACCTTGGTTATTATAGTTTGATCCGGTTCTTTCGTAAGGACGAAGACCGAATGCTGCATCTATATTAGCCATAAATATGTCTCCTTTAGACAATAGGTAGAGACATAAATCTTAACCATTAAGATTTTTTGTTTCCACCAAATTGAACCCTACTTTGCCTTTCTTGCGAAATTGGCATTGAGGGGTGCTCTTCTTTCAAGAGATCATTTTCAATAGATGACTTTTGATCGTTAGTTTTA